CTCCTCGACCCAGCATATATCCACACCCTCATAGGACTTAATGTTCGTAATATTGTTTTTAAGCCCAACGAACGCAAATTCTGTCCCGTTCTTACCCTTAATGGAGTTTTGTGTAATCTCATAGAAAGACTCTAATTTTAAAGAAATGATTTGATCTGATAACAGCTTATGAACAGATTGGCCTATTGAGTTTTGAAATTCACGGGCGCATAAGACTCGTGTTGGCTTTTTGACACCAATAACCAATAAAGCCCTCGCAACACCCCAAGACTTAGCCCCACCACGACCCCCATACAGAACCTTGTAACGCATAGGATCAAATAGGAATTGCAGCTTAATGGGGAAGTCAACTTGAGATACTGCCTCCCTAATTTCTTGGGTGATTTCACTCATCTACAGAGGGTGTGATTAAAGGAGCATGAAAACGCACTTCTAATGAAGTTGTTACGTTATTGCCTTCTGCATCCTCAAAAGTAGTAGCCTGGACTGCTTTGCCATCCATTCTGTCGCCAATTTCTTTGATAGCCATAATATTGCCCTCAGAAGCATCGTCTAATAACTTTTCAGCAGCTAGTCTTAGCTTGTGAGGGTTTTGTGCAATAGCCTTTCGTAGTGCATCAGTCCAAAGTTTTCCCTTCTTGGCATTTTGATTGCCTAAGGGTGCGCCACCTTTGTTAGTAGCTAATTCGGTTGATTCAATACTCATGTGTTTGAATTATAAATACTTTTTGTTGTTTTTTTACAACACTATGATAATGATGTGTCAGGTTCAATAATCTTATCAGACTGTTGTTTTTCTGCAACACTTGCTTGTTGGATAGCTTGCACTTGAGCTGTAGCTTGACCATGAATCTTAGCAATTAATGGTGCTACTTCTGCATAAGCTGCTTGACCAATATGTTTCAATACTGCTTCTACTTCAGCAATTTCGAGATTGAGCTTAATCATTTCTTTTTTGCCTTTGCTTTTGCTTCACGTTGAACACTAAGGGCGATGGCTACTGCTTGCTTTTGGGGCTTGCCACCAATTTCCATCTCAGTTTTGATGTTTTTGCTTACTGCTTTTTTACTAGCCGATTTAACTAATGGCATGGTTTTACTCCTGGTAGTTGCTTTTTGAAGGGTAGGTTTGGGGGCTTGCTTGTCTAATGCTTTTTTTACATCTTTTGCTTTGAAATCTGATGACCAAATATCTTTCTTTGTCTTTAATTCTGCTTTGCGTGGCTCAAAATCCTCAGTTACAGGAAAATGCCATGCGTTTGATGGTCTTGGTCTTGGGCCAATAACTTTAGATAACCAGTTTGTAATCTTGTGTAATACATTACTCATTTTTTCCCCTTTGCAGTTTTTGCTGAATCAATAAATGCTTGTTTTGTAGGTGCGCCTTTAGTTCCTACTTTACGCATTTTCTCTACGGGTTTACCCTCAACCTTTTCACGTTCAATCCGTGCCTGTTTTTTATGGATATTGACATACAAGCCAGGTTTAGTTGCCATTTTGCGCCCCTTCTGTCCAGCAAACATCCTGCCAGCTCATCAACAAACACTTTTCACCATTATGGTTGATCGGTGTGAATTTTAAATACTCCTCTTTAGGATCATCGTTCATAGTGCCAAAACGCACACGCTGACCTACTTCAACAGGCATAGCTTCACGTCTTTCGGATGACAATTTCTTGCCAGGCCCTACAGCGACTACTGTTCCCATGTTCTCTGCTTCTTTGTTATTTACAATAATCACAGAGCTTAAAACACGAACATCTGGCTTGACAATTATCTTATCAGCCAGAGGCTTGTATATTACAATTTCATCAGCCATTCAATATTACCCTATTGGTTGGTTAAAAAGTCCCTTGCCTTTACCGAGGCTTGGGGCTTTTGCTTACATATCGTCTTGATCGTGACCCATGCGCTTATGGCTGTAGCACTCACGCTCACCCATATTGCCATCGTTCAATTCGCCAAGTTTGCCTTCAAAGTTGCCAGCGTGGCTTAAAGGGCGTGAACCCATAGAATCCATTTTGCCCATTCCAACGCCACCAACTAGCTTGACTTTACGCTCACCTGAGGTATCAGAAGCATCTGCACCTTTAGGTAGCTTATCGCCTGTTGATAGTGGAATACCTTTGCTGCTGTCCATTTTGCCCATGATTTATCCTTTAAGATGGGGTTAATACACTACGAATAATAATACTATTTTACGATTTTTCAAGCAATTTTACTAGATTTATTGCGCCTTTAATATCATGGATTCTAGCTACTGTTGATCCACGCCAGTTCAGCATAAACGCTTGTTGAGCTGCTGTAAACTTACCTTTGTCATCTGCTTTTATTTCAACAAGTGCGGTCTTTTGGTTTTTACCCACCACAAGATCAGGGAATCCGCCAGCAACCCTTGACGTATCAAATACAGAACAGCCAAGTTCTCGTAACGTCTTAACGATAAGCGAATGATTAGCATCAACTTTTCTAGCATAGGTCATTGAAATGTAATAATTAAAGAGTTAGTATCTAAACACTTTACACCAATAGGGGATGAAATGGCTCAAAAACCATTATCGCATGAGGATATGCTAGAAGCAGTAAATGCTTTTGCAAAGACAGGCAATAAAAGAAAATCAGCCGAAATTCTTAATCTTCCTGAAGGTACTTACAACTCAAGATATAGAGCTGGACTTAAAGCTGGTATCAAGCCCACAGTTGATGTATTTAATAAAGAATTAAATGAATTAAATGAAGCAAACAACAAAATACGTCAATTAGAAGCAACTATCCACGCCCATGAAGAAAATACTTTAACGGCTGAATACATTAAAAACACGATTTTAAAGATGTCAAAGAAGGTGGCATCCCCACCTAATTGGTTGATTAAACCATCTAAGGGCAAAAGAAGCGCAGGAGTTCCCACCCTTTTTGCATCAGATTGGCATTGGGGCGAAGTAGTTGACCCAAATCAAATCAATGGCGTAAATGAATATAACGTAGCCATAGCTCAAGATCGTGCAAGGGTGATGATTGAAAAGACAATAGATTTACTTAAAAACCATGTAGCTTTGTCTGATTACCCTGGCATTGTATTTGTATTGGGTGGTGACATGGTATCGGGTGACATTCATGAAGAATTGATGGCTACCAACTCAATGGAGATCATGCCAACTGTCATAGATTTGTTTGGTGTATTGACTTGGTGTATAGAAACTTTAGCCGATGAGTTCGGAAATGTCTTTGTTCCGTGCGTTTCTGGCAATCATGGGCGCAATACGCACAAAATTAGGGCAAAGGGTCGTAACTTCACCTCGTTTGATTGGTTACTCTATCAGTTTCTATCTAAGAGGTTTGAAAATGATACCCGCATACAGTTTCATATTCCTGACGGCTCAGATGCCTATTATTCAATCTATGGACACAAATATCTCCTTACACATGGGGATCAATTTCGTGGGGGTGATGGTGTCATTGGCGCTCTAGGCCCAATCATTCGTGGAGATCATCGTAAACGCTCTAGGAACGCTCAGATTGATATGGAATACGACACAATGATCTTAGGTCATTGGCATCAGTTAATCCAGTTAGAACGCCTTATAGTCAATGGTAGCCTTAAAGGTTACGATGAATACGCTTACGCTAACAACTTTGGTTTTGAGCCACCACGCCAAGCATTGTGGATTACCCACCCTGAGCATGGTTTAACATTTAGTATGCCTGTATATGTTGAAAGAAAACAAAAGCAGCTTAATAAAGAATGGATTACTTGGAAGTGAAACTTAATCCTGCAATTCTTAAAAACTTATATTCCACATTGGTGGTGGCAGAGCCATTTTGTCGTTGGAAAATGCCATTACCAGAGCAGATTAAATTTATCGTTGATGCAGACCCAGAGTGCATGGGTACATATCTCTTTACAGATGAAGGAGATTATGAACACGTTGTCACTATCTCAGAAGCAAGATGTAGCTTTTTGCTAACGACTGCCTCAACGATGGCGCACGAAATGATCCACATGAGTAGAGCTGGCACAATTACCGATGCTTGGACTAAACACGATGCTACCTTTAAACGCAGGGCGCATAGAGTAGCTACAGAGCTGGGTTTCGACCCACTAGAGCTATAACTTCTTCAAGGAGTTCCTCCTCGCTCGTTTTAAAGGTGGACTCAAATTTTCGTCTGCCCAATCCGTGAATACTGGTATTTGATCCACGATGGTGGGCGGGACACAAACCGATGACAGGTGCTTGACTGCGAGGTATGTTACCTCGTCTAATATGGTGCAATTCGCATCCAACGTCTTGCGTTTCGTATCCCAATTTTTTGCATAGCATACAGCCAAGTCGTGCCACTTTTGCATAGTATTGTTTTTCAGCTTTAGTGGACACTTTTGCTACAAGTCCAATCTTCTAATTCTTGTGCTGATTCTGTTAAAGAACAAGCAATTACATAAGCATCTGAATATTTACCTTTAAGAACTGCATTGTGATAATTTTTGATGAAGGAGTTAAGTTTAAGAATAATGTCTGCATAATCGTTCATCGTGTGATTCTCTCTATTTGTCGGTTGTTAGCTTGTTCTGTGCGCCAGGTTTCCCAACGCATTTCCGCACTTCTGATTTGCCATTTTAATGCTTCTGCAATTTCTGTGGCTGCTCCAATACCCTTGCATAATTCTTGATATTCTGGGCTGCGATATGCTTCCATTTCTTTTGCAGCAATAGTGGATTGTTCTGCTTGGGCCATCTTAATTGCTTTAAGACTGTGCTTCCAGGCCTCCAGCTCTGCTAACTTGCCACGGGCCTTTGCATATTCAGGAGCTTTGTTATAAATAAATTCGATAGCATCATTAGGGTTATATTCTTTATTCATTTAAGTGCTAACCATAGTCCGATTTGAGAAAACGCATAGCCCAACCAAATAATTGCGTTAGGAAATGCCCCCTTGCGTAATTGCAATACGCCTACCATCAAATAGCCAAGTCCTGTTGCTGCGATAATGGTTTTTTCCAACATTTGTATTCCCCCCTGTTTCCTAATTCGTATTGCGTTTTAAAGTCTTTAAGTAATGCTTCTGGTAACTGATGTTTTGATATATACAATCTAAATTTAGCTAATCCCCATTCTGATCGCCACTTACATAGCTGACGCACCCCTGCCTTATGTATTGCCTCTTGATCGGAGTTCCCGTTGTTTAATAACATAATCCTTCATTTCGTAATAGCTATTAAAGCGGGCCAATTTAGGGTCTTTACCACATTCAATTCTATACGCTTCTTCAATCTGATCGTTAGTTATTAACGGATTTTTCTTTTGTGTAATAATTGACTCTGCAACCCATTCAGCTTTAAAGCCAGCCCAACCTCTTTCGCAACACATCTGCATTACATCAGAGAGGGACATTTTAGCCTTATCTGCTTCTCGCTGTAATCCTTTAAAAGCAGTTTCAGTCCATTTAGCTTTTTTTGCCTTACGAACTTCTAAGTAATCTTTAAACAAAGAATCAGATACACCTTCAGGTGTTTTTAATTGGTTCTTGGTTAATGGTTCTTGGTTCTTGGTTTGCATTGGGGGGTGTTTAGGGGGGCTATCGCCACCCTTTGCCCACCTCTTTTCAGCCCCTTTGCGACCCCCATCTTGCATGGCTTTGTATTTAGCCAATTCTTCGTCAGCTCTTTTGCTATGGTAGTAACCATCTTCGCCCTCATAAAAAAAATCGCCCAAAATCATAATTACTGTTTCAGGAGTAGTTCTTGCCAATCTAGCTATTGTTTGTATATCTGGCGGAAAAGGCTTTTCATTGAGGTAATACCAATCCATCATTCTTCGATAAGCAAGGTCTTCTTTATCGTTTAAGTGGCTTGTGTGGGCGAGATAATCGCCAATGTGGAAAGGGTAAAAATTCATTTCATTCCTCTGTCAAAGGTAGTCAAAAGGGTGGACTGGGCAGATCGGTGACTAATCGACTTTTCGGTTGCGAACCTAGCCTGTCCATAGAGTTTACTACAGCTTATTTCTTTTTTGTTTGTTGTTTTTTTACAACAATTTTTTTAGGTACAGTTTTTAGGATGCTTGAAACATTGTATAACTTGCCTGTTTTTTCAGTCATTATTGCTTCTACCAAAGTCATCGTAAGACCTTGCTGAACCAAAAAATGCAATCCTTCTTTGTCATAATACACATTGACATCGGCTGACCCATCTTTGTTTTCTTTAATTTTTTTGACAATAATTTCCATTAATGTTGTCCTTGAAAAGCTGCTGGGCCTAAAGCGTGAATAAGTTGTTTGTTGGCTTCTAGCTCACGCCTGGCAAATAAAAGTTGTTCTCTAAGAGTTTTAATTTCCATGTCTGCAACTCTAAGCATATCAACAAGCATAGACTCTCTAACCTTTGTAT